GTGGCCTATATCAGCTGCGTGGATGCCCGTGGCGCGCGAGCCTGGGGAGTGAGTATCGACAATGACACCGCCCGCGCCGCCCTGCAGGCGCTGCTCAGCGCGGCAGGCCAGTTTCTGCAGGCGGAAAGTAGTCCGTCGGAGAGACGCCCAGCAGACGACGAAACATCGCACTAAACGCGCTGGGGCTTTCATAGCCCAGCTCCAGCGCCACCCGCAGCACGGAGTCGCCCTGAGCTAGTCGCGTCAGGGCGATAGCCAGTCGGGCACGCCGCACCCAGTCGCTGAACTGCAGGCCGGTTTCACGCATAAAATGGCGGGCCAGAGTGCGGCCCGAGACATTCAGGTGGGCGCTGGCTCGCAGTAGCGTCCAGCTCTCACCGGGCGTCTGCTGAATCAGCTCGCACAGCGCCTGTAAACGGAGACTGTCGGGCGTCGGCAAGGCAAAGGGCAGCACGTCCATGCCGCGGATTTCATCCAGAATCAACTCCATCACCCGCTCGGCCCGACTGCCTGCGGCGTAACGCTCTGGCAGGCTCAGCGCCGTGACAATCAGCTCGCGCAGCAGCGGTGAGATTTGCACCACCTGACAACTGGCGGGCAGATCGGCACGCGCCAGCGGATCGATAAACAGCGTGCGCGCCGCCACACTGCCGGTAATCTGCAACGCATGACGGGTAAATGCGGGCAGCCAGACGCCGCGACTCGGCGGCACAATCCAGCTGCCATACTCCGTCTCCACCCGTACCACGCCGCTCAGGGTGTGGATCAGCTGGGCACAGGCGTGCTGGTGCCAGGGTTCGCTGGCACCGTGCAGGTAATCGTGCGCCAGCGGCACCAGCGGACGCGTGCTGAAGTCAAAATGCTGCTGACTCATTGCGCCTTCAGGTAGCGGTAGATCACCGCCAGGTCCTCTTCACCGTGTCCGGCCTCCACCGCCTGCTGCCAGAGCTGTGCAATATTCTCCAGCGCCGGCAGCGGCGTCTCTGCGGCATCCAGCGCCAGGCGGGCATCTTTCAGCGCCCAGACCAGATGCATCTGCGGCGTGAAGTCGTCGCTGGCGATCATCCCGAGCTTCATTTTTGCATACGGTGCGGCCAGCGGACCGCCCTCCAGCACCTGCCAGAGATCGTCGGTGGAAAAGCCGAACTGCTCTGCCAGCCGGGTACTCTCCGCCAGGCTTTGCATCATGCCAATCAGCCAGCTGTTGATGACCAGCTTCATCCGGGTGCTTTTTCCCGCCTCACCCAGCCACTGGGTACCTTTACTGATGGCAGCAAACACCGCTTCTGCCGCCTGCGCCCGGCTCTGATCGCCGCTGGCCAGCACCAGAATCTGCGCATTCTCTGCTGGTGCTTTGGTGCCGGAGACTGGCGCATCGATCAGTAACAAATCGGGGCGTTTTTCTGCGAAAAAGGCGATCAGCGCGTCGGTTTTTTCTACGCCGATGGTGCCCATCTGGCAGAGCGTCGCGCCCTGCTTAAACGCCTCTTTGACCTGATGCAGCACCTGCTCAGTGGTGTCGCCATCAGACAGCATGGCGATCACGACATCTGCTTCACGCACCGCCTCGGCTGGCGAGTCAGCCAGCTGCAAACCCGCATCCAGCAGATCTTCGCCGCGCGCGCGGGTGCGGTTCCAGCCATGAACGCGAAAGCCTTTTTTCAGCAGGTTGGCGGCAAATGCGTGCCCCATTGCGCCTAATCCCAGAACCGCCACTTCAGGTTGTTTCATGCTGACTCCCGTGAGTTTTTTTGTCTGCATCCGGGTGAATCGGACGCCATATCACTGCAAAAGATGGATTCCAGCCTGGCGGTAAACAGAGAAAAAATCCAGCCCGAAACGATGTACCCCAGCGCATCAAACCCTTACCATATGCGGAAATTGTTCCACCTGGTTCATATCCTCTCTTTTTTCAGGCCACATATAATGAAAATAATCTCTCTGCGCCAGGCGACGCTGTTGATGTTGCCTGTCATTTTGCCACTGCCGCTGCTGGCGGCGGATAATGACAATACCCTGGTCGTCACGGCTGCACCGCCGGAAACGGGCCTTAACGAACTTGATACGCCTGCGGCCCTGAGCGTGGTCAGTGGTGACGATATGCGCCAGGCAGCGCCGCGCGTTAACCTGTCGGAAAACCTCAGCAGCGTGCCGGGTCTGCAGATCCAGAACAGGCAAAGCTATGTACCTCACCTTTAAAAATCATAGCTAATTCTATGTTATCTTTATATTTGTTAGGATATCGCAGAATGAGTCATGAAAAATATTGTACTCATTTATGTACTCAATTTAGCTTTGATTTTTTGAAGTATAATTGGGTGGTATTTTACTTTTAGGAGGGAATTGCTATGTGGAAGAAGCCAGCATTTATTGATATGCGCTTAGGTCTGGAAGTGACTTTGTACATTTCTAACCGTTAATGAAGATGCCCGCAAATGTGCGGGCATTTTTTAGATGGTCGGCCTACAGCACTCATACACAGCAATGATCTCGGCCGTGACCTTCCCCAGCACGATAATCCCTTCCATGCCCTCTCCGTCGATTGTCTCACCGTCTGAGGTGATAACCCCTGTACTGAACAATCTACCCAGTTGCGGGAACTCGCCCATCTGGAATGCGACCTTGTCGCCCGGCGCTGGCTTGAGTGACTTGTCAGCTAGCACGAACCCGTCAGGCGTCTCAATCAGGATCATGTTGTTTCGGTGAGGCATCAGTACATCGTTCAGGTCGATGCGCCGCTCTATGTAATCGGACGCTGGTGATGGAAATCCCATAGCTACCTCACGTATCCCATGTTGCGTAACGACCAGGTCTTATTCTCGCTTTCCTCGGTGACCAGCTCGAAGAAGAAGTTCTGGTAACGCCTAATCCACCGGTTGCACTCCTGCAGCGTCCACACGTGATTAACGTCATCCAGCCGCTTCTGGAATGCCGCAGTGGTGACAATCTGACGCCCCCGGCCATCCTTCGTTATCGCTCCAGTGAACGCCGCGTGTATGTCACTCTCTCTCGCCATAATAAATCCTCTTCTGATAAATACTGTATGGATAAACAGTAATATCGATCGGTAGTTTTGATCAAGGCGGAGCGGTGGACATATTTGTAAAGGGGTTGAGGAGAAAGGGTTTTTAGTTGGCGCTTGCGATGGTGAGTGACTAATCTCAAATGACCCACCCCGCAGCCTGCTGAGACCGGCGCGGTCTGTAGCTGCCCCGTCGCCGGGGCTTTTTTATGACCCCTGCTGATCGTTACTTTCAGGTATTGAGCCGGGCTTATCTACCGGAGCTTCTTCTTTGGAATAAACCTCAACACGCAGGTCCACCCAGCGTCCAGCAGGTATGTCTATTGGTGCACCATCCTCATATCCCGTCACTTCGTTACGCGCAAAGGCTGGCGCTGACCTATGCTCACGATGGAACGTCTTGATAAGCAGATCGCCTGATACACCCACTTCGTAATCGACCCACAACAATGCAAGGTCGTTGCGATCTTTAGGCAGACCGATACCACCATCAGGACCGCCCCATGCAGCATCTGAGTTAAATCCCTGCGTGCCTGTAATGCGATATACACCTTCACTGACGCGCTCAGAGGTCACTCCGCTGGCCTGGTCGTTAACTTCGCATGTCCCATCGGAGAACAGCTTTACGATTGGCGAAGCGCGTTTGATAAAGCCGTTACTGTCGACAGTTGTATTGCGTGAATGCCAGAGCTTCGACCATCCCTTCCAGCCCTGATAACCGGGATAAGCAGAGTTTCTGGAGTTAAGCCAGTAATCACCTGATGATCCCCATGTGCTCGCTATAGCTGTACCTACGTTAGCGTTAGGTGACGGGAAGTAGTTAACAAGGGAATACTGAGAAGGTGCATCCCAAGGGCTTACTGTATTTGGAGTGTCAGCATGAAGCTTCATGCCTAAGTCGAGCGTAGAGGCGAAACTCCCATACCAGTCATTTCCGGAGCCCTCAGTGAGTACGCGAGCTGTTGTAGCTGCAAGATTCGTTCTGGCTGTTTTCTTATCGGCAACGCTGTTCAGGTTGTCCTGCTTTGTGAGCACATCGGAAGAATTAGCCTTGCTTCCTAGCTGAGTCGATAAGTAGTTCCAGCTGGGACCGCTGAACTGGCTGCCGTCAGGAAGATTAACAGTTATGTTCCCGGAGCCACTATATACCTGCTGCCAGTTAACTTTGTCGAGATTCAGCCCGCGAATTGCCCTGGCCGTGTCAGCTGCCGTCTGCGCTGGGATGCTAACCATCGCGGCATTAGGAAGCGCAGTCCAGGCTATGCCTGATGCAGTTGGACCATTGTAAGCTGTGATGAGGGTAACGCCAGTGGCGGAGTTAACGGATTGCACAGCGAGCGTGAAGGTCACTCCACCTACGATAGCGATGATGAAGTCGTTCATCTTCAGCTCGGATGAAAAATTAGTACCTGATCCGGTTACTGCTGTTGAGTTGTTAGTTAGTGCAATAGTGCCTGCTGGCATAGCTTTCTCCGGGCAATAAAAAACCCGGCGCGGAGGCCAGGTTCTCATAACTTATGATTGCGTCAATTCGCTTTAAAAACGACTCTCAAAGCAACATCTTTTTGCTGGTCATTCTTAGGATAATTCCATGTTGCTATTTGTCTTTTAACATCACGGTCAAAAACATACTTGGGATTTACTCTTATGATCCTGATGTTTTCAGTTTTACCTTCACGGGATATGTCATAGAGCACATTAATCTCACCACCGATCCGAAGCATTTCGGCCCTTTTAGGATAAGTAATTTTATTTTCTGCATGTACGACCGTTGAAAAAATAAAGAGCAAAGCCGTTATAAATTTGCGCATAATTGTCTCCATAATAGGGAGCATCTCACCCCTAAATTGAATCAACATCAAGTCATAAAAATGATCGTGCAGATCAATAATATTAACTAAGATTTGAAAGTATCCCGTATGGGATGCGCATTCCATAAGGCTTTAGCGTGCTGGCCCACGACTGCTGATTCTGATTCACCCACTGACATTGCAAAGTCCCGTTAATAAACCTGAAAAAAGGACCTGAGAAACCTGTCACTGAGCCATCGTCAGAAATATTCCCACCAGGAACCGAACTGATAAGAAACCACGTATTTGTACCTATGGACTGGGAGTAAACAGCGTTATCTAAGTCAAAGTTAGCGGGCACGTCGAAGAACCCCAGTATACGTGGTATTTTTGCCGCCATCACTGCAGACCAGACAAGCTGTCCCGCTGAGTTGAATACATCTCTGTAGCCGCTTTCTACAGGCATGTCGCTCCGTGTGCGGGCCATTGAACCAGCATTGGCAGTCATCCAGTCTGGGCCGGTGAAAAACATTTTCACGTTATTATTTGGTTTAAACCATCGCAGGCTATCATCAAGTGGAACGCTGGCGCTTACGTGTCCCATGTCAGTTGAGTTTCCCAATTGGCATGAGATATCGTAGTAACCGATATCTGTGATGCCTGCATAATTAACCGTGTCCTGATAATAGGTTCCCTTAAAATCAGAATCGATTACAAGGGCCCCCGCCGAGTTCCATACCTGATATCCACTCATATGAATGCGTACATGTCCAAAGTTAAGGTGACGGCAGCGGTATATGCTGAGAGTTTAAAGATTCGATAACCCCCATCGTATGCACGAGCAGCAAAGTTAGAGGGTGTGAAATAAACAGAACTTGAGGCAGAAACGACAACCACAAATGATCCTGATGTCGTCAGCCCCCCGAATGAGCCAGTCACTTGATTGGTATTCGCCGCCATAGTGACAGTCGTTCTGCCGAGATACCGAGTGTTATAGTCTCCAATATCGACGATCAGCTTTCCGGTTGCGTCCCAGCATTGAAGCCCCCCGGCCATATAACCTCCTTACCAAAGACCGTCTCTGATCCGTAATGTGCCATTTGCGTCATATACCTGCCGCAACGTGCCAGTATCGATTACTCTTCCCGAGCCGTTTGCCGCGTTCCGCTCAAAGGTCCCATCTTTACCAAGTCGCCAGCCAGCAGCATTTGGTACGTAGTTCGTTGACTGGATGTATGCAGCGATCATCGCGCTCGTAATTGTCGCATCACCAATAAAGGCAGAGTTGATAATGGTCTGGCCGTTCTGAATGGCAAAGAAGGTTTTCGGTGTAGCGCCTACCTGAGACATCACAGCAAATCGGTCCGCAAGGAAAAGAACTTGTGTCTGCATGCCTGCAGGTGTGTTTTCAACTCCAATTCCCATCCCGGCAGCGTACTGACGCCCATTGCTATCCACGGCCACTTTGACAGAGTACTGCGCTGACAGCTTGCCGTTGGTATCGGCCAGCGCGGTAGATGTTTGCTGAACTGCGGCAGTATTCTGGTCAACAGTGGCCTGCACCTGTTCAAACTTTTGCGCATAAGCCTGATCGTTTGTGGCGATAGTTTGTTTGACCGTAAGGATATCAGCACGGTTTTTACCAGACTCAGCCATCTGGTGATCAACGGTTGCGTCGAGGTTGAGCGCGTTCTGCAGCATGGCATCGATGTTGGTATCAACTTTGGCTATGAGCTGCTTACCGGCATCGGTTTTGAGAACTTGTTCAGTAATATCGCCCAGTAACGCGGTTGCATCCACGCTGCTTGCGCCTTCAACATACGTCGTCCAGTCGCCAGTGTTGCCGATACGGTCCACCAGCCGGGCGCGGTACCAGCGGCGAACCCCTGCGGGCATAGGGCCGTGTTGATAGCTGACGCCCGGATAAGGAACATAGGCAAGAAACTGTGGATTCTGTCCGTCCGGCGTGGTGGCCACCTGAATTTCTGTATAAGAGGTGTCGCCTGAGCCATCAGGAAATGCCCACGTCACATCAATCGCCCACACCACATTATCCGTGGCACGGAGATTAACTGGTGCGCCTGGCTTACCCGCCTTGCCCGTAAGCGAAGTTGAGTCAGCATAACCCCACGGAGAAGAAACTTCTGCCGCGTTAACGCCGCGCACACGCACATCATAAACGCCGGTATAGATACCCTGAATGCTGAAACCCTGTGCGCTGGTTTGGCTGACGTTTACCCAGTCGCCCTTGTCCTTGCGCCATTGAGCTAAGTAGCTAATAGCGCCCTCAACACGATCCCATGTAACCTGCATTGAGGAGACAGAAAGACCCTGCTCAACAAAGCTGACTTCACTGATTGTGATGTTGGCCGGCGCTTTCAGAACGCTGATAGGCGTAACCGTAATTGGCGCTGGCTCAATGCGTACACCATCGTCAATGTAGCGGTACTTATTCGGGTCGTGCTGTACGCCTGCAATAGTAAACGTGCCGTCATCGTTACCGGCCACGGAGGTCACACGGAAATACTGAATTGCCAGATTATCGCTGTCGATAGCCCACACCGCGCCAGCTACCGGCGACATACGGAATGAGGTATTTACGCTGACCGTTTTCTTATCCGCGCTGATGCTGCCGATCGTCCGGGTCTGCGCGGTACCATCTGGCAGGTTTACCACCAGTCGATCACCGGCTACATAATCAACCGGGCGGTCCAGCGTGATGCGCAAGCCGTTAACCGAGCTGATGCGGCCACCATTCTGTTTACCGCTGCGGAATGGGTCTGCCACCCCGATAATCTCAGCGGGAATAGGAATGTAACCGTCCAGGCCGACGCCAAATGAAACCGTACCATCTTTGGCGTTGGAGAGAATAGCCCACCGCCCGCGTCGGTGTGCCTCGCTCTGTGACGTGCAGCCGATGGCTGTCAGGCTCATCTCGCGAACGCCGTAGCGCTGCACCAGATCGGAATCGTAAACGCCTTCAACGGTGTCAGAATAGTGATTGACCGGATCGGACCAGCTCGACTGGCATGACGTATAGCGGTTTTTGTAGCTGCCGCCCGCATAAGTGAACAGACCATCGATAACGTTCGCCGCGTGGTAAACGAAGTCAACGTCAACGTTGCCGTCTGAATCGACCTGCGGCACGTCCGCATTCACGAAAATCTGACCGTTCCCCCAGAATGTGATGCCACGGAATATCGCCGCAATGTCCTTCAGAACGGTATATGCATCCTGCTGGTTCTGGATGAACACGTTACAGGTAAAGCGCGGCTCCGTGCCGCCAGCGCCGTCAGACACCATCTGATCGCAGTACTGCGAAATGCTGTACAGTTCCCACCTGTCGATCATGGTGGCATCAACACGCGTACCCATGCCGAATATTTTATCCAGCACCAGGTCATAAAAAATCCACGCCGGGTTATCTGTGTAGGAATATTTGAAGTCACCCTGCCACGTACCGGCATAGGTGCGTGATACCGGGTCATAGGTCGTCGGCACGCGTACCAGCCGCCCTTTTGGCTTGCAGGTTACCTTTGGAGCCTGACCGCTGAACTGGCTTGCATCAACCTCTATATACAGCAGCGCGGTATTTGGGTAGCGCAGCTTGCTGTCGATGACCTCTGCAAACGAAAAAACTTTGAATGCGTTAACCAGCTTTGAGGACGTTGAATCCGCCGTAATGCGGCGAACCCTGATTGACCAGCCTGATGTCGCCTTCGGCAAATCAATGCGGTGATCGCGCTGGTACTCTGACGTAGTCTTGCCATTGAAGCTGCCATCAACCACCGTGACCCATGAACCGCCGTCAGTTGAGAGGTCAATGGCATACTGCGTTACGGTCCCAATCATGTCACCGTTATCTTTGTAGTGGTACTGCACCGGCAGGCTAAGCTTAATACGGACGGCATCAAGCGTCAGGTTGGTAAACTGGCGGGTCCAGGCGATTGCCTGCGTTACTGCAACACCCACCGACAGCTCGTTATCGACCTCGGGCATCCCCTGAATATAGGTCTGGTCCTGCGTACCCCTGCGCCAGTCCCACACTACGCCGGTAAAGTTATAGGTGCCGTCTTCGTTCGCCAGCTGAGTATCGTTTAGGTAAATTTGCTGCGCAGTTAAATCGCCCTGAATCTCGCCCTCAGAGATAGCCAACAGCATTTTTAATTTAGCGATAGACAGCAGATCGTCTGCCTGCTCAACTGGCGTGCGTGGGCTGGAACCACCACCCTTATTGCCCTGAATTGTGGCACCTTCAAGAAGTCGCATATTTCACCCATGAAAAAGCCACCCGTAGGTGGCCTGAGAATTACTGTTCGAATATCAGGATTTCGCCGATAGACAGTTAAGGATAAATTGAGTATTCAGCCCGTCCATGTTTGGCATGGGCGCACGCATTAAGAGGGATGGCTGATTACCTCTGAGGGATTAACAAATGTCACATATTCACAGCCGTGAACATATTGAGGGTGGTAGCACCGTCTCAGTTCAATGCTCACATCAGATCAACGTTTTAGTAATGGACGACATCAACTATTCCAATTACAAAAACGGTAGGCGCTGCCAGTACTACGGTGGTTTTTACAAAAGGCTTCCAGCTCAGATCGTGGTTCCCCATACGGGTTACTGGAATGTTGTCTTAGCCCTTCCCGCTGGGCACAGGGCTAACATCCAGTACTCAATCAATATTTTCGGATAACCCCGCCTGACCTTTTGCCTGAAAGAGAGCATCCTCAAGGGCGGCAATTATTTCCTGCTGTGTGCCGTCCTTTAAATAGCTCATTGATGTGATGCCTTTAAGATTAACGTTATCTCTCATCCAGATAACCTCTTTATTCAAAATGATGTTAACTTCCATAGTAACCCCTGCTTGATTTATTACTGTTGATCGCTGGTAAAGCTTCCCGCACTGATGATTGCCCCGCCAATCTCCCGCGTCCCGTAAAGCACCGGAACGGGATAACCCATGGCAACGGTATTCACTGGCGCACCGAATGCATAGTTGGGCTTATTGTCCGTGCTGGATGACGCACCCACGTTGAGCTTGGGTTGCGGCGTCAGCATCTGCACAACACCGCCCAGCAGCATACTGATCCCCATGCTTGTAAGTGCAGTCACGGCAAGCCCGGTTGCAGTCGTTGTTCCCAGCGCTGCGCCATAAAGAGCGAGTGAGCCACCAGCAGTGAAGAACGCGGCCACAATCGCAACGGCTCCGATGATGATCTGCAACGTACCGCCCCGCTTCGAACCCTCCAGAATCGGCTCCATCTGAAATTCGGTCGCCGCTGAGGACATGTCGAACTCCTGCAGTCCGATATTATCTTTGCCGCTGAAGAACGCGAATCGCACGCCGTTGAGGTGGGCGTTTGACACATACTTTTTGAAACCCGGCACCTGTGAGCACATCGCACGCAGCAGCTCCCGCAAATCGGCGACGTGAAACTGGTGCACCTGACCAAACATTTTTGCCATCCGGCCTTTAAGTCGCATGGTTTTAAGCATCCATCAGCTCCTTTCGGCGCACGATGCGCACGGTACGGTTACGCCAGTATTCGCCATAAGGCACCCGCGTAGACAGGCTCCCGGCGTTATGATGAAGAATGATATTGTTGCCCAGATAGATAGCGGCGTGGTTTGTTACCGGGGCGCTGATGCGCATCATGATCATGTCGCCCTCGCGCAATTCTGCTAAATCAACCTCCACAAACCCCTCTGACTGCCAGTTGTCGTCATACAGATTTTCTTTGCCGTCTACCCACCACTCATAGTCCACAGACCAGTTTTTCAGGGTGATGCCGTGCTCACGCTGGTAGTAGTCCATAATGAGTGTCCAGCAGTCATTACCGCCAATCAGCCAGGGGCGACCTGTGTAGTCGCGGTCGGTACGCGGGCTTATAGTGCAGAAGTCGCCATCCGGCCACGACATGATCCCCCACTCCACGCCGGAAAAGTCGCACTGAACCCGGTCACGTTCTGACGGGATAAGCTGCGGCACATCGGGGTGCGAATGGATGACCATCAGAATGTCACCCTGCTTTTCCGCTGCCCGCTTATCCTCCGGCGACAGCGTGAAATGCTCAGTCGGCGATTCAGCGATATTCCTGCAGGGGACGTAGGTCTGGGTCCGGCCAGACTGAATGACCAGACCGCAAGCCTCTTTCGGGTATTCGGCAGCGACGTGTTCACGTATCGCCTCAAGAATTTTTTTACGCATGGTTATTTGCCCTGAAGGTTTGCAGCCGGGAACCCGCCGAATGGCAGCGGCTGGTCTTCACCAAACCGGGCCTTACAGTCAGCCAGGCGTCCGCCACAAACATCTTTAGACGGGTCATTCGTTGGAGTGCCATCCTTTGCAAAGTAACGATTGCCCGCATAATCGCAGCCAGTGCCGGTGCGATACCAGCCGCGCATGCACCAGGTGCATACCGGCGTAATCTGACGTGAAGGCAACTGCAGACTCTGAATGTCAAAGGGAGAACAGAGTTCAAAATCCACCTGAGCGCGTGTCTCGGATGTTTTCGCATTCACATAAAACAGCTGTACCCGCTCCTCCTGCGGATTAGCGTTGGAGTTGCCTGCTGTCCAGTTAGCCGCATCAAGATACTTTGCCAGCGTGGTATGGATGCGCACCTTCGCCTTAACCATGTCGTCAAACTGCAGACACAGCGCGGTGACATAGTTGCCCACGTTGCCCACAGACAACTTTGGTGTGGGCTGCGAACCAGTGCTGCTCATCTCCATGCCGGTGAGCTCATACGGATGCGGATCGTACTCTTTTCCCTGCCAGATGATTGAAGGGAGGTTTTCTGCTGCGAAAGACTGCCAGCCCTCGGTCGGCAGGTTGTAGGCATGAAAGCGCAGCACGGTGTCCAGGCCGAAGTCCGTGCCATCAATCTCTATCAGCTGGACCAGACTCCCCGGCTCCAGCGCCTGAATGTCCTGGTTAAAACTCATTTTTCACCCAATAAAAAAGGGCGCATAAGCGCCCTGTTGCTGTCGTGACATGTCACGGTTCGAAAGATTGTTCGAAGGTAAAGCTGATCTCGGCAAATCCGCCATTGATAAACTTCGGATTAATCGAATCTGCTTTCACCCGATACAGTTTTTTCTCGCCCCATGGATTTGTCCACCAGAATGAGGTGGTGACGTGGGTTTTCAGGAACGCCCGGACAGACGCCATAGCGGGCACCTGACCGTTACAGCTCAGCGACCAGCTTTCAGCAGCATCGTTGATCCCTTTCCCGGCAACCTGTTTGTAACCATCGCCGTACTGCGCCTGAATGGTGGAAACGCTGAGCTGTTCGCTCGCCTGAATGCGCGTCGCCCAGGTAAATGTATCTGTCGCCATAATCAGCTCCGACCGCTATAAAGAATTCCGCCCGGTGAAATTTCCTTCTTCAGCCTGTCAGTTATCGTCTGCTGAACGATAGATTTGAGCTGTGAGGCTGCCGCCGAGGTTCCCGTAGCGGATGCGTCACCGGCCCCGCTTTCCTGCATGATCGTTACCGGGGCATCTACCTGAATAATGGTATTGCCACCCGTGCGGCCACTGCCGGGTAGCGCAGCGGGTCGCTCCGTGGGGGTATCGACCAGCCCGCCGCTGGCGTATCCGCGCATCATCCCGTAAAGATTTTCAACGCCAATACGCTCGGTGGCCTCTTTGGTAAAGACGAACTCACCCTTGTGAACCACGCCAGCCGGGTCATATTTGCCACCTGTCCCGGTGAATCCGCCGCCATCGTATGCCTGAAAGCTGGTACTCATCCCCATTGCACCGGTACTCCCGGCAGAAGCAGCGGCACCGGCTCCCGCTGCTCCGGCAGCGCCGACTGCAGCCCCGCCAAAACTCATAAAGGATGACAGCACTGTTTTAGTCAGCAGTGCCTGCGCGGTCATCTCAATCAGGCTTTTGATAACGCTCTGCGCCAGCGAGGCAAACAGATTTGAAATACTTTCCCGGAAAGACTGCGTGCCGGTAAGCAAACCGGTCAGGGAGTTAGTCGTTCTCTCCGCCGCCGTTTCCGCCAGGCTCACGATCCCTTTATTCAGTGTGCTCTGCCCGGCATACAGATTGAGCGCAGCCTGATACTGAGCGTCTGCCGAATCCCGTGATGACTTCTGCATCAGCGCTTCGTACTGTTCCTTATTCAGCCTGCTATTTTCATAGTAAGCAGTATAAAGGCTCTGCTGCTGCACCAGCTGATTCTGGAGCTGCGCAACCGGATCAACTTCTCCGGCTATGTTGAGCTTTGGCGCGGCAGCCTGGCTGGCCTGCGCCTGAATCATCTTCTGAGCAGAATCGTTTGCCAGCGTAATGCGGGCTGACTGGTACTCCTGCTCAGTGACCAGGCGGGCGTCATACAGCTCTTTCAGGTTGCGACTGGCTTCTGACTCCTGACGGATAATGGCTTTAGCCGGTGAGTACTGCTCTGCAAGTTCCTGACGCTGGCGCTGATAATTAGCCGTATTCAGGGTCAGTACGCGCTGCACCTCCGCCTGACCCACACCAGCAGCTTTGGCATCCTTCAGGATTTTTTCCTGCGATACCTTTTCCTGAAGATTGATTTTTTCCAGGCTTGAGGCTTGCGCCTGCTCAATCTCGTTACGCAGCGCAGTAAACTGCTTCAGCGCCTGAGCGCCTTTCTTGTCAGCCTTAGACGGGTCCTCTCCGCCCCACGGCGATGCGACTTTACCGGCCTCAGCTGCTGCAGCTGTTGCAGCCTGCACATCGCTTTTGAGGTTTTTAGCAGAATCAGCAATGCCCGTTTTCACCAGGAACCGCGCTTTGTCGACGTTCTCCATATTGTCTTTAAGCGTTTCCAGACCGACGTTTACGGACTCAAGGTCGGCTTCTGCGCGGGTCTTCCCTTTCTCAACACCGGCAAGCTGACCGAAGGGATCAAACCCCTTCAGGCTATCCATACGGCTGTCAGCGTCCTGAATTTCCTTAATCAGCTGGTTTCTCTGCGTGACCTGATTTTCATACTGGTCCTGCAGATCGAGCTGTTTTACTGAAAGCTGCTTGTCCGAAAGCTGCATCAGAGCGGCGGTGGTTTCAATCACAGCACCTTTGAGATCAAGTGCAGACTGACGCGCCTGTTTTGCCTGCTCATGGAAATAAAGCAGCGCGGAACCGGCAAGCATCGCCGCACCAACCGGACCGCCGATGAGCGACAGCGCGCCACGCGCCAGCCCGGATGCAACAGAGGCAGCGCGGGCCGTGACAGACAGCTGTGCATTGGCCGCCGCCAGTCTCTCCGTTGCTGCTATTTCCGCAATTCTGGACTCACGGATAGTGCGGCTCAGCGCGACCTGCTCTTTCTGATAGCCAACATTTATACCCGCTGCGGCGTTTGCCGCTGTGCGCGTACCCAGATAGCGGGCCTCTTCCTGTGCCTGCTGGCGCGTAGCCTGTGCAGCGGCAATGGTCTGCTTAGCCGTTTCGGCCTGCTGCAGAGCATTTTTCCGCACTGCGGCTTCGTTCGCCGCCCAGCCTGAGATGTTTTCCCTCAGCCCCGCGGTGAGCTTTGTAGAGAGAACGGGAATAAGCGTGTAAAGCGCGACAGAAGCAACGGCATTAAAATTATCGGAAAGTGTGTTGATGCCTTCAGAAATTGCCTGGATGCCGGAGCGCAGAGGTCCGCTGCCAGACTGACCTACTTTGATGATCAGCCCTTCAAAGGCGCTGGTCAGCCCCATAAGGTCGCCGTTGAGGTTGTTCACCCTTACAGCTGCCTGTTCATGCGCCGTCTGCGTGCCGGTGAGGGACTTGGTCAGCTCATCAATTTTGCCGCGATTACCCGTCAGAATAGACGCGGCGTTGATGTTCTCAACGCCAAACAGTTTTACGGCCTGCGCGGTTGAAAGGTTTTTTCCCGCCAGATTTTCCAGCGCCTTACTGAGCCCTACAACGGACGGTTTGAGCGTTTTATCTGTGCCTTTTTCAAGGCTGAGGATGATGTTGCGCAGCGCCGTGCCCGCTTCACCCCCTTTAATTTCACGCGACGCCAGCACCTGAATGGCGGCATTCAGCGTTTCAAAGCCGATACCGGCCTGTGCGGCGGCCACGCCACCATTTTTAATCGCGGCGGCAGTGTCGTTAATTTCGGATGCGCCAAATTTCGCACCAGCTGCCAGGACGTTAATATAACGGTCGGCCTGCTCAGCACCGGCACCGAACTGATTCAGTGACAGCGCCAGCGTTCTGGTGGCATCCGGCAGCGTGCTCCCGCCCGCCTGAGCCAGCAGCAGTGCGCTGTTGGTCGCCTTTTGCAGTCCGTCAGCCGTATCAAGCAGTTCCGGTTTTGCTGACGCCATAAGCTTCAGCGCCTCAACAGCCTGGCTGGCGCTGTACTCGGTAGTGCGCCCCATCTGCTGAGCCGCTGCATCCAGATCACGCAGCTTATTACCGGTTGCGCCGGTAATGGATGACAGGTCAGACAGCGCCTGAGAGTACTGGCGGGACGTCTGGATAATGGTACCGAGTGACAGCCCTACACCAGCGAGCCCGGCGATCCGTCCGGCCAGTCCGCGAACGGCAGCATTAACGCGACCGTAAGCCTCTTCCGTTTTTTTTGCGTCGTCCTGCGCCTGTCTGTTGAACTGGCGCGACTGCTTACCGGCATCGCCATACGCACTGACGAGCTGGCTTTTAAAATTTGCAGCGTTGAGGTGTAACCCTACCGCCAGCGATGCTACGTCAGCCATTACATTAACGCCCTCATTACGGCGTCACACTGCTGATCCACGCTATGCGTGGCCGTGTTCGGCCTGGTGTCGAGTGGGGATTGAGCGGATTGAGGTTCGGAGCGGGTAAGGATGCCCTGCTGAAGAAAGTAAGCTCGCCAGTGGTTTAGCGTATCGCACGGTAATGCGGCTATAACTGACGGGTCAGGTTCGCCCCACCTGTCCGCCAGCCACAAAATCAGCTGCAGCCATGGCGAGCTGATTAGTTTTTTTCGGCAGCTTCCAGTTTACCGATGGCATGCGTTTTCACACGCTCAATTGCCGCCATCAGCGTCGGGTTATCGTGAGCCTCAAGCAACTCTGCAGCGGTCGGAAGAAGCTCAGTTTTAACAGGCGAGCCGTCAGGATTAACCAGGCTGTCGAGAACAAGCTGGACGCTCATTTCAGAAATTGCACGGATATTGCCGGTTGCCTGCGCTGCATCCAGCTCTTCCTCGTAGCGGATAAGCTCACCGGCAGTGCGACGGCGGATGTATACCTGAGCGCCCAGCAGCTCTGTTTTGATGGCGGTAGACTTTGGCTGCAGCAGAACTGACTTTAACGTGGCCGCACTGAATTTTTTCTCGGACATTATTTGATCCCGTTAGGTGGTAAAAGCCGCCATCGGGCGGCGTGGCTGTGTAAATCAGGAGCCTGCGACAACGCCCCACTCAATGTTGTTCTGCTTGCCCTGGACGGTAATCTGGATCACTTCGCTTGCTGGCGCGGTGATTTCATTCATCTGCCAGCCAGAAAGCGCCAGCACCATGTTTGCGGTGCGTCCGTTCGGCAGCTCAACGTAAAACTGCACGGTCTGGCGGTTCTGCGCGGCGTTCAGGAAAGCGGCAAAATCGGTGTTAGACGGATCGTCGATAAAGCCCAGGGATTTCTCCGGCCCTTCCGGCAGGTCTGAAATGAACTGCTTGCTCTTATCAATCAGCGTGGTGCAGTCCACGAAGCTGCCGGTCTGCCCGGTAGCACCGAGCGCCTTACAGTTGATCAGCGGCTTCATCGCTGAGACAGCGGCACCGGATGGCCCCCATTTCACTACGGTTCCTGCAGGCAGCATCGCGTATTCTGGCGAAGTTTTATCAGCCATGACTTTCTCTCTCTATGAAGGTGGTAGCGGCTGCTACACGTTGTTTTGAATGCGGTCCCGTATCTCTACCGCGAGGATTCTCAGAACGCGGGATTTGTTGTAATCCAGCGCAGGACGAATGAAGGGATCGGGAACCTGTTTGACCGTGCCAAACTCCTGGGCAAGCGCCTTGATGTAATGCTGCTTGCTGGGACCGACGCGAAGAACCACAACGGCATTACCTCTGGTGCGCGTTGTCGATCGGATTTTGATTGAGTCACGCATATGCGGGCCTTTTGCTGACTCGTCGTAGCCTGCATGCACTTTCATATCCTGCTCAACCACCTGCAGCGCGGCACGGCCCGCCTCGCGCAGAACCTTTGTTCCGGCCTTTTCACCCAGCGCAATAAGCTGACGCTCAAGCTCATCAAGGCCGGTAACTTCCATTCTCAGCATGTTCATACCTCGCTGAAGTAGATGATGAAATCTCTGGTCAGGCGGTATTGCACTGCGTTGTTAGGCAGCGTGACTTTATCCTGCTGCAGCGTACCGCGCTCAACGTACTGAACCGGATAGCCGCCAATATCCCCATGCCTGATGCCCTTCCACATCTGCCAGAGTTGAGCATCAAGCGCCAGCAGGCCTGAGTAGTCAGATACTTTCACAAAGGAAATCTGGAACCGACCGGCCACCAGCGATGTTCTGACCAGACCGCCTTCAATCTCGGGGTCAGAAATACGCTGGTAAGTGATTCCCTGCTGCTCAGTATCCGGGATCAGAAGTGGATAGACTTCCAGTTCAGAAAGGGACTGAAGGGATTCATAGATGCCTGATTCAATCATGACGCACATCCCTTTCAGCTGTAATAACAGCACGATCACGGCTGCTGCGGTCAACAGCCCTGATTGTGTAAACCTCATTACCCCAGCTTATTTTCCAGTCCGTCTGAACATCGCTGCGTGGGCGGATGGTAAATTGCCAGGTTTCAACAATCTGTTGCTGATCCATGCTGCGTATTTTGCGGTTTGAAATGTTTTCAGCTTTCGCCCAGATAAAGGGAGAGCTGATGACAACCTGCCCCGGCAACACCTCACCAAGCGGACCGCGCTCAGATTCGGTGCGCTGTACCTTAATGCGCTTATCAAGCTCGCCAGCCGCAAGGCCGGTCATAGCCCGTAAATCCTGTAAGGCTGAAGGAGCGCATCTACCGCCAGAGGCATTTCGCTGGTATTTTTGTCGCTGACCGCTTCGCGATTTGCGTACCAGTGTCCGACCAATAGCAATATGACCAGTCGAATATCATCATCAAGCAGAAGGCGATCCTCATCGGTATCAAACCCGGCATCAGCATTGGTTTCATAAAGATTTCGACGTGTCCATTTCTCAATGTGCCGCTTTGCCGCTCCGATGTAGATCATCAACAGCGAATCTTCACTGTTATCGTCAGCATCAATGCGGCAGTGCTCCCTGACCGTTTCAATTGCGATGATCATGATGAGAATTCCTTAAAAGCGGCCCGAAAGCCGCTTTAATTATCAGCTGCCTGAACCAGTCAGAGAGCCATACACAAACGCTTCAGGTCGGTATACGGCCAGCGCCAGACGCTCTTCACAACGGATTGAGATCATGTTTTTCTCAAAGTCATCGGCGTTTTCGCTGGAAACCACAACGTTTGCTTCTTCGCGGTCAAAAATCTGTGCACCGGAATTAAATGCACCCGTCAGGAATTTACCCAGGAACTGAGCAGCTTCGGTGGCCACGACCGGCAGACCCCACAGGGTAGGCGTGGTCAACTGTGAAGGATTAGCCAGAATGTAACGCCCCAGCGTATCTTTGCTCAGCTCGATTTTCGCCCAATCGGTGAAGTGCAGCACATGGCCCGACGCCGGGAAGCGGGCAAGCTGCGCCTGCAGCATGGCCAAACGAAGAATGTCGATCCCCGTCTCATTCTGTACAGCAAATGCTGCACTGAATGGCTTAGCCTGCGGAATAATTCCCGACAGATGTGCGCCCTCGCCGTTCCCGAAGAGGATTTCCTGTTCTTCCACATAGGACAGGCCGTAACGCATTTCTGCATCAACGGTCGACTGCAGCTGAGCAAAGTCATCCAGAATCTGTTTGGACGCCTTGAACATGTGAGCGATCGTGCGCACGGCAGTGGTCTTCTCAGCGAACTTAATATCGCTGTATGGCTTGGTGGTATTTTCCGGCACCACTGAAGCCTTGTTGGTGAAGCCCGTCTGCTGAACGTAGTAAATCGTGTTGGACTGCGTGCGGCCCGGGGCGATCAGGTCACGGATGAACAGCCGCTGCTTAGGTGCGGTATCAATACCGGGAAGGCGCTGAGGTGCCACAATCTGACCCGGCACATCAACAGTAGTAAGCGCGGCTTTCACAGGCACCGAAATACGCTTATTACCTTCGAGGCTTGAGCGGATATCTTTCATCACCTCAGCAGAGACAAACTGCTGGCCCACGGACTGGATCACTTCCTGCGCAGCATTCAGCGGCATCTGAGCGGCGACGTGTTGCTCCAGATCACCCAGTGAGGTTTTGAGTGTCTTCATCGCCTCATTAAGCGCATTGTGCTCAGTCGCGATTTTATCCACGGCGGCTTTGGTTTCGGTTGAGAGCTGACCGGAATTTTTAGCTTCATTCAGCGCCTTTTCGGCTTTCTCGCTGAACTCAGCAGACACTTTTTCCAGCTTGTTTGAGACTTTCGTCAACAGATCATTTACATCAGACATGCGTTTTCCTTATTCGCCGAGCGAAGCCAGCGCGTTTTTGAGGGAGTTAAGTGCTTCAGGGTTTATTTCATCGACAGCGCCCGGCTTGTCGTTCTTTTCGGTGGCAGCGCCCGGCTTGCCACCTAAAGCCTTGAGGTATTTCCGGCGCTCGGAGCGGGGCATTCCGCCTTTAGCCAGAAAAGCATCAATTTTTCTCAGTGCGGCGGCAGGGCTTTCATCGTCACTGGTGATTTCATCTGCAGACAGTAGAGAGTCCGCAAAGCCTTTTTCTACAGCCTCGCTGCCGGAGATGAATGATTCGTTGTCCATCAGGGTCTGTACCTCGCTCAGCTTCAGACCTGAGCGTGCGGCATAGATATCGGCCATTGCCTTATCAAACGGCTCCAGCGAATCCGCATAGTCGCGGAAGTCGTTGCGGTTCCCTGCGGCAATGGTCCAGCAGTTGTGGATCATCAGGAACGCCCCACGCCCCATCTGAATATCATCACCGGCCATCGCTATAATTGACGCTGCTGAGGCGGCAATGCCCAGAATCTTGACGGTCACTTTGCCTTCGTAGGCAACAAGAAGGTTATAAATTGCCAGCCCTTCCCACATGTCACCGCCAGGCGAGTTGATATTCACAGTCACATCACCGCCACCGATGCTCCTCAGTGCGCCGGAAATCCGGCTGGCTGTTACGCCTTCGCCGTACCAGTCCTCACCGATGGTGTCCAGAATGGAGATAGTGTTATCGCCGGACTGGCCCGCAGCACGGATTCCGCCGTCCCAGCGCTCAAAGGCAGCAGAGGGAAGCTCAGTATTCTGACGTGCAAAAGGACGCCCCTCCGGTGCAACCGGAAGCGTTTTAATGGTCATCAGGGGTCTCCTAAGCCGCTTTTTTAAGCGGTGAGTGTTCCGGTGGAATATCCGGGAAAAGGAAAGCGTGGAGCTTCATCATGTTACTGGCCTGAGCGCCAGCGTTGTTCTCACGGAGCTGATCCAGTGGTGTGAGATTCAGCTGAACTGTATAGATGTCACCACCCGCAATCGGCGGCAGATTTTCCAGCCTGCGCACATCGTTACGCGACATCCACCCGTTCTGAAGGGCTGTAGTGTAGTAAGCTGATCGGCCTGCGGTGTCTGCACGAAGCAGGCCTTCAACTGAAAACTCAGCAAATACATCGTCGCTGCCATCAAGCAGACAACGTGATATTTCCTGCTCGATATTGACCAGCAGCGGACGCAGGGTGTTGGTCAGAAAAAGCAGGTTCATCCCCTCAACGCTTGATGCCCAGCTGCTTTGTTTGGTGGTATGGCCAACCATAAATGGCGGCACGCGGAACCATCGGCAGATTTCCTCAATACTGAATGACCGCGATTCCAGCATCTGAGCCGCCTCAGGGTTAATGGTGACGCCCTGATACTTCATCCCTGCCTCAAGGACCATTACCTTTCCGGCGTTTTTCGATCCAATAAAGCGCTCAAGATAGCCCCGGAGCCTTTCACGCTGCTTATCGTCCATGGCGACATCGGAGGAAAGAAAGCCTGAACTCTGCAGGCCGTTTTCAAATATTTTTGCTGCTGACTCTTCAACCGACATTGCCGCGCCGATAACATCACGACCGGTCATCATCGGCATCATTCCGCATACACCATCCAGACCAAATCCCCGGATGTGCATGATGTTATGAACCGGGATTTCGCGTTTCGACTTAACTTCCGTGTAAGTGTACTGAAGACTGCCATTATCCAGGCGCTTAACCACCATGTTCTGCGGAAGAAGCGGAACCAGCGCCACCAGCTTTTTACCAATCATCTTTTTTTCGATGAATGCATTACCACGAAGGCAGACTGACGCCACTACCGACAGCATGAAGCGCGAAGGCGTCATTTCAAGATTCGGACGGCGGCAGAGCACTTGATAAACCGGATTATCCAGCGCCAGCACACGCGACCCATCAGGCTGGCGCTGGTAAATCTTGAGTGGAAGCGTTGAAACTGACTCGCTAAGCAGGCGGGTACATGCCCAGACGGCCGATAATCGCATCGCCTTATCTGCGGAAACCGTCTTGCCGCTGCTGCTTTTCCCCCCCCATTCCTCCCAGAACGTGCCAGTCGTCAGGCTGATGGGGACCCCAAGCCAGTTGAGCAAAGCGCTTTTAACTTTGCCGGGCTGCTTATTTTTTTTCATCAGAAACCTATCATTATCGGGTTTTCAAAGAAGCCGCTCAGGTCCTGCACATCACCACCGCCATTAACCAGAAGTCGGCTTTTGGCTGTGAATAACGCAACCGGCCCGTCAATTTTGTTTTCCGGCGTGGATTTGTTCGGAAAGATATTGTCGTTTTTGTCAGGCTTGACGGTGATATTCGACATCATCCAGGTCATAACGGGGTTGCCGTCATGATGGAACTTGTTGCCATATATCTCCGCCTGAACTGACTTCATGGATTCAGACAGGTTTTTAACCGTCTGCGGCACTTCAACCAGCGGCAGACCTTCTTCAGCCAGCGCCAGGCTGAATTGCAATGCGCTCCATGGGTCGAATGCGATTTCTTTAATATTCTCGCCCTTCACCCACTCCACTATTTCAGCCTTTATAACCCCATGATCGATTACATCTCCGTCCGTAAGCTCAAGGTGTCCTGCATCAGCCCATTTACGATAGAGCTCTGCAATATGATTAGGCGCTGTTTCGATACGCCCCTCAGGCAACCAGAACCGGGGTTCCATGTGCGTTTCGCCTGTCGGATCACGCCATGTTTTTACAGCGGCACAGATGTCGATTTTGTTCGCCAGGTCAACACCAACCCAGAGAGGCCAGCCTTTTCTTTTAGCCTCTTCGGCAGTTGGCAACATCTTCGACCAGCGATCCATATCCATCCAGGCGCTTTCCGCTGTAACCCAGATGTTCAGGTGCTTAGTGAAAAAGTTAGGCCGTGCAGCAACCTGCTCTTTTGCCTTTTTAGCGAGGCGGCGCATATCGTCCCAGCGCTTGCAGACACCGAGACCGGGGTTAGCCTTTGGCCAGTTAGCCTCATCAAACGGATCATCTTCTTCGTCCAGGGTGTAAATGACAGCAAAGTAAGTGTCATCCTCCACCACGCCGCGTAACACCTTGATGGCGTAGTCGCGCTGCTCAAAGCAGATGCCTTCTTTATTGGAACCTGCTGTAGTGATGGCGAACAACAGAGACTGAAGTCGCGCACCCGTGGCGGTCTCAAGTACATCCCAGACATCACGGGTTCGGTGAGCGTGCAGCTCATCAACTATGCCGCAATGGATGTTGAGGCCATCGAGGTTGTTAGCATCACTGGAAAGGGGTTCAAATTTTGATGCTGAACGCTCCTGATGGATGTTCAGCTTAACGTGGCCAAAGAGACGCCCTAAGGTGCGGGGCGCTTTCTTGATCATGTTCTTGGCATCATCGAATACAATTCGGGCCTGATCGCGGGTTGTGGCCGCTGAATAAACCTCTGCCCCTCCCTCACCATCTGCCCCGGTCATATACAGCCCGATGCCCGACGAAACTGTTGATTTGGCATTTTTACGTGCCACTTCGTTATAAGCGGTACGGAACCGGCGAACCATGACAGGATCGCCATCATCATCCATAACCTTTTTGCCGCTCATTTCATCAATCAGCGGAATGGTGAAACCAAAAAGGTTTATCAGGATGAAGATGTGCCAGGGCATAAGCTCAATAGGCTTACCTGCCAGGGCACCTTTTACGTGCGGAACGAAATTATAGAAGTCGAGAATGTGCTGGGCGCGGTCCTCACTGAAGTAGATACCGCGTTCCGGACCGTGTTCTAAATCATTGAGGAATCTCTGGCACGCCAGGCGCACCAGTTCGCCAGCAACGATCTCGCCAGCCAGCACGCTTTCTGCGTACTGAATACCAGCCTGAACAGTTGCCATTCATCATTTGCGCTTTTTAAGAAACTCTTCCAGAGGATCGGCTTCGGCTGGCCCGGACGCGCCTACCTTGGAACGGCTGGCCGGGGTCATGCCAAATTCAGAGAGCATCGCCCGGATGCGTTTCCACGCATCGGACTTCATCACTGCTGCCGGATGTGCTTTAACAATATCCTCACCCGTAGCGGACACCGTTTTGTAGGTGTAGCCCTCTTCAGTAAGAACATCGCAGTGTTGCCGGTACTCGGTGTAAGCCTCGATCAGCAATTCAAGTGCTTTACCGTCGAGAGTGGTCATCACTCCGACTGCATCAAGCTCTTCGCCGATTCGCTTAAACCAGTACTTCCCCATCTTGTCCAGATGCTTCGGAACTGGGGGGACCCCAGAAGGCGGTTTTGGCTCTTTTTTGTTTACTGCCCGTTTTGATGGGTTCCCCTTCACCAAAGCCAGATGTGTCGGGGTTTTCGGTGGTCCTGGCATAATCGAAAACTCCTATTAATAACTGGTTGGGGGACCCCAAAAAAAGTTTTCTAACCTGCGGCGGTGTGAAAAAGGGTTAGGCGGCGGTCCTGAAAGGCGAAAGGGGGGAACTTTCGACCCGCCCTCCCCCTTCAAAAACCACTCAAATGATAGTCATTCTCATCTGAGACGTGACCGCACCAAAACGGTGCACCCTGACAGCATGAAACGATAACCATTATCATTTGAATCTGTCTCTGGCTGTCTTTGCCTTGTGGCACGGCCAGCACAAAGCCTGAAGGTTGCTGTCGTCATCGGTACCCCCATGTGCTTTCGGAATGATGTGGTCAACCGTCTTAGCTGCTGTGGGTCTGCCCTTTCGCAGGCACTCCTGACAGAGGTGCCGATCGCGCTCAAGAACTCTCGCACGTCTGACATCCCATTGACTGCCATATCCGCGCTCATGCCTGCTTTGACCGCGTTGATGCTGTTGCCAGCCCTCATTGATATGGTCAGCACAGTAACCTGAGCGATCAGTTGTTGTCTTCCCGCACCCATGCTTGCGGCATGCTCTCGGTATTCGTTGTGGCATCCAGTCTCCACGCCCTGCGGCGCTCTGTGCGTTTCTGGTTGTCCTGGTGCCGCTCAACAGTCGGCAGGTCAGCGTGATCCACAAGTGAGTAGCACGGGTAGATAACATCACCGCAATACGCATCACCTACTGCATAGTCAGCTGGCTTGCTGCTATCCCATCGCCGCAGCACATCATCAATACGATGATGAGGAATGCTGTAGCAGACGCCGTGTATCAGCCTGCTCATGGTGATGTAGTCCGTCTGGCGCTGGTCACTATCGATAAGCTTTGTCGCTACTTCAGACTGATACTGTGGTGGTCGGCCAGTCCCCAGATAGAATGACAGGAGATCGTCAGGGAACCTGTTAAGCCAGGCTTTTACCTTATCGGTGAACCCATCGACCAGCAGTGCATCATCTTCCATGATAACCACCCGGCAATCCTGCTGAGCGGCCCATTCGATAGCGCGGCGGTGATTAGCATTTGCACCACCATCTTTATCATCAAGCAGGAAGTGCGCTCCCAGAGTGAGCTTCAGAATCATCACCGCTTCAAGTCGTGAGTGATGTGCAACGATGGCAAACTTTATTTGTGTTTCCACCAGGCAAACTCCTTACCGATGCCATCTGACTTAAAAACTGTATGTACGCTGGGACCGGTAACCAGCCTGTCGCTGTAGCGATGTGCGACGATGCCGAACGCCATCATGTCACCAACAGCAGAGGCCGATGATTCCTGCCCCCAGAAGCGCAGCGATTCGATGTGGTAATACAGCCGGACGATGCCATGCGCGATTTCCATCACATCATTGCGTGTGCCACCGAGCAGGCCAGCGTTAAGCATCACCTCATTACGGTGCGCATTAATGAACGCCTGATAGGTTGATTCGGGGTGCGACTGCTTAGCCCAAGGATCGGCATAGGTTTTTGGTTCAGAACCTGCGTAAATTTTGCCGGGTTCCATTTCTCCCCATGGCTCTCGCAGCATCTGAACGTCAGTACCATCGGTACACCAGACGAAGTGATATTCAGGGTGATCGCGAAGGTGCTGCCAGACATGCAGCCAGCGCCGAAAATAGACGTTCATTTTCACATTAGGGACGGCTACAAGCGAAGCCCCTGCAGGTGCGGTAGTCAGCTCATCAGCCAGCACCACTGCGTCACCACCTTTTACCGACGCGGCCCACTTAGCCAGCATGTCTGGCGATGCAGTCATTTTGGTGCCGCGCTGTGGGTCAGGTTGACTTGTCAGTAACGTGGTGATCACCACATTGCGCTGCTGGCGGTACTTTGCGTAACCGGTATAACCATTGTTACGGCGCTCGTTGTGAATGGTCACATTGCGCTTAACCTGCGCTTCACGGTCTGGCTTTGGTACTGAACGCTCTATTGCCTGATTCTCATCAAGTGAGTAAATCAGCTTGTCTGAGCCAACGACATCAGCGAACGCCCAGCTGGTTAACCCGGCGTTGTGGATGCGCAGCGCTAAATCAGAGTGTTCATACATGCCACGCTGATAGATGGGATCGAAACCGCCAACCTTCTCAATGGCGCTACGGTGGTAATAGAGCATCACGCCGCGCTGACCGGTATAGGCTACATGCTGGTCATCACGATAAAGCACCGCAATGTCATTCAATTTTTGCCCGGTGGCGAAGTCCTGAAACTGGTAAGCCAGATGCGGCTCAGGCGATTTGATGTAGGGCTGTTCCCATCCGCCAGCAATCGGCCAGGCATCATCGTCCCACAAGAACAGGTGCTCACAACCGGCGTCAATCAGCGCTTCAAGGCTGGCGTTTTTCGCGGCCACGATACCGTGGGAAACATCATGCCGAATGACCCTGACGCCTTCCGGAACTGTCACTGGTTTGGTTGAGCCGTCATCAATAACAACCACCACAGCACCGACCGGCAAAAACTTCAGATGGTAGTCCAGTGCACGGGATATAACGTCATGGCGGTTATGGGTGCTGATTGCTATACCAACATTTGAACCGCAACCAAGTAACGGCCCGTATTGCACACCATCAATCACAACGTCCATTATTCAGAGTTTCCTGCTGGCTGGATATAGTAAACCCTCGGCAATGGTGAGACCACCAGCCGAAGATTCATTGTGTTTATGCTGAAAAGTGAACTCACTGAATGCAGTTTTCAGTACAAACTAAAAACCGCCCGAAGACGGTTTGGTCACTTATGGCAATATGAATTCTAGCTTAGCGATATTAGGTGGCAGTTGGATTTTAATATCTTGCACATCATGCCAAAAAAGTCGGTATTCTTGCTGCCACTCGTCATAAGTCGACTTCAAAAAATGGTTTCTATGGTGCGAAGCTGTATAGGAACAACGCCCATCTATGCCTTTAACACCAGTATAATCATCAATTAACTTTTTCAGCGTGGCAACATCGTCAATCCTTACGCATGCTTTTTTGCCTAGTTTTCTTGCTATAAACTTGCTTTTTTTTTCGCATAAGCAAATAACCAAACCATCCTCATGGTAACGGGTCACTGTTCCATCAATGACTTCCCCACCAAAATTATTTCCCTCAAAAACCACCCCCATTACACCATCTCCAAATTTAATGTAAGGGTTTATTCTTTTTACATCAAAAGTCGAGCTGTCGATAAGGTTCTCATCAGGCGTATAGATACCAGCCCTATCTTCCCTTCTGTATCGACTTGCTACATAAAAAGGGACTACTCCCCCGCTAATCCAAGCATCAGCCCAATCAGCATGAGTCAGGTATAGATATAAGCTCAATTTAACCTCCGTTTCATTCGCAGAGATTATAGTTCAGCTCATAAATCATTCCCAACTAAGGCTTTGCTAAAAGTTGAGAATCTTGCAAATGAAACGTTCACCGCGTGGCTGCCAGGTCTATTTTGTGTCTTATAGGAGACAAATGAGGTTTTGATATTTTCACTCACAATAGAACACGAAGCTTTCATTCAGAAAATCTATTGAGGAGGTTTTAATGCACCATGACTGGATTATCTTAGCTATCGCCTATGCACCAACCATAAACAGCATAGTCACGCTGATTTTCATGCACCTAAAGTAATCATCATCAGGCGCACTCGTAAATGCGCCTTGTGATGAACTCAGCAATCATCGTCCGGCTGAGCAACTGCACGGCAGCCGAACATGCAGGCGTGCTGCATTGATGTTTTTGCCTGGGCAATCCAGCGAGGGTCTGCGTCTGAGTCGTGCTTTAGCCGATCAAGATGCGAGATAAATTGACGACTTAATGCCTTGAGGCTATTCATCTCTGCAATATCTTGCTCGGAAAGGGTCCGATACCCCTTTACTGTGCTGCCGTCCTGCGGTTTTGCTTCGCTCATAATGTTTTGGCCTTCTCAGTTGGCTGGATTGGCTTCACGTGCGTGAACATGAAGCCTTCATATGGCAGTGGCATGTAACAGGCCAGCAGTGTGATCAGGTCAAAGAACCACTCAGGCACACCGTTAGCAGCGCACACATCAGGTTCGCCTGATTCCATATTGCGTAAGTAAACCGGAACGATGTTGGCGAACAGGCCGGTATGCTCCCATTCGCTCTTATTAACCCTGCCGAAAAATACTGCCATGGCTACCTCAAACACTGCTCATAGATATATTGCTGCAAAGCGGCTATTTGCTTTCCGGCGAGCTCGATTCGCTCTCTGAGGGTGAAATAATCCCGTTGAGCGGCGTCAGTAAGTCGGGCGCTGGCTGCATCATCCACGCCGGTGGTGCCGGAGGCGTTACCTTTCGGGCAGATTGCGTTGAGGCGCAGCCCGCATTTACCAGAACTAACGCACTGCTGAAGAGAATCAAGCTTAGCTTTGGCATCTGCCAGCTCCTTGGTGTATTTCGCATCAAGCGCGTCCACATCACGCTGTCTCGTCTGCATATAAGTGATGGTGTCATTAGCCAGCTTTAGGCTGCTGCTTGCCGTGTCACGCTGCGCCTTGTAGTCAATGGCATTGCCTCGGTAATAAAGCGCGAATGCTACTGAGGTGGCTAGTAGCAGCAGAACCAGCAGGATGAGTGCAGTGATCGCTTTAGCCTTTAAGGTCATCGACACTCTCCGCCAGACACAATGAGCGCTCCATGTCTCGCCGGTTCATCAACCCGCGCCACTTCATACCACCGGCATATACCCAACGGCGCAATTCCTCACACGCACCCTCATGATCACCCGCGTTGAGCTTCTTCAGTAAAGTGGATTTTGAAAAGGCACTGGTGCCTACGTTGTACGTGAAGCTGTAAAGCGCTGCTCGCGGATACTCACCGAGCGGGACTTTAACCAGTGAATCGACTGTCTTTTTAACGGGCTTCAGGTCATTCCACATCAGGCGATCACATTCTCGGTCGGTATACTTCCTGCCTTTGATGATGTCGGTGCCGGTGTGTCCGTCGCAGACAGTCCAGACGCCTGCCACATCTTTGTAAGGCTCGTACACCCTCCCCTCTACCCCATCTTTACCACCGAGGAACACCGTAGCGATAGCCATAGCTCCGCCACCCGCGACAGCAATAAGCTTATTGCGCAGGCTGTTTGACATAGCCATGGGTTAATCCTCGTTGATGGCTGGCGCGGTAGGCCAGCGTTGAAGGGCTTTGATTTGCGCCAGCGTAGCCTTTCGCTTGTAATACCAGTTGATGCCTAGAGTGAACAGCGCCACCAGAATACCGGCCAGGACGCCAACAGCACTCCATTCATCGGGACTCAGCCTGGTCAGCAGACCGTTAGCAATTGTCCCGGCAGATGCGCCGTATGCCGCGCCTGATGCCAGTTTGCTCATATCGATACTCATATCACCTCCGTGATTACGGTCGGTGCTGTCGGTAGTCAGAAGAAAATTGCGCAACACCACGGCGTCAAAAGTGTGTGTGGAGACTGATTGGCGTGCGCAAAAACGAAAAAAGGCCGCTCTTTGGCGACCTCTTTGAATGGAAACCCTGACGCAATAGCGGTAACTGCCTTGCCCGTCGGCAACAGGGGTAATTTTTCTATCCCCTACAAGGGATAATCTTTTACTCATCCCTTTCAGGGGATAAGCCAATAAAAAAGCCCCGCCAGCTGGTGAGGCTGCGAGGCTTTCGGACATCCACTTAATATGCAACTGACCCGCAATCAGCGAATCAGATAATTCTTTTTAGTGCGGAAGACTCATAAAATCCCCACTATGAGGAGATATTAATCCATTCCCGGACAAAAGCAACAGTTATCTTTGGGTCTGGTACTTTTATGCACGTGTAATTTTCTGGAAGGTCTGGTCAGCGTGAGACTCTTCATACTCAAGCTTAGCCACCAGCGCGTCAAAGAAAGGCTTCCAGTTGCGGTTCCAAGTTCTCTCCTGCAGGTCAGGAATCAGCACCCGGATGGCTCTGAATGCTTTTGTACCGGGCGAGCGCGCAAATCCTCTGCCACCACACCGATCACAATTCTTCTCAACGATGGAATTAGTTTGCCTGGACATCTCAATATCACGCACGCGGCCAGTACCATTGCACCGGCACCGCTCTGTCACTGCGCCTTTGCCGTGACATGTCACGCACATCTTTTCCAGCGTCTCCAGCCTGTATTTTGGAGGAACGTAATTATCGTTATCAGGCGTTGAGCAGCCAGGGTGAACCATCACATGCTCAATGCTGTTCATAATGCCACGGCCATCACAGTCGGGGCATGAGTGGGTAGTTGATGCAGAGCGGACATAATCTTCATATGCCAGCTTGGAAAGAACTCTGATACAGGAAGGCAGCTTTGAGCCAGCTGCTTTCAGAACGAGCTTTGGTGTTATGCGCCGGGCATGCACCATCAGAAGACCTATGACGCGATCTTTATCCCCTTCGCTGACCCCGGACTTAGCCAGAACGGCTGCAATCCCCATCGGAGACTTTGACTGACACATCCCGATAGCGG